AAAATCTTCATTGACAAATCCGCGATACTTCAACCATAAATATCTCTCACAGTAATGACCAATCTCAGATGCACCCAAGTATCCACGTTTTGGCTCAGAGTCGCCAACTTTTTTGTAGTGTGCGAAAATTGCCTCAACTGTTTTCGATTGTTGTGCAAGATTTAATGCGGTCATTTAACTGTTACGGAAATCTTTTTGGGGGTGGCTGTCACGAGTCCCGATATGGAATCGAAAATCTCTTTATTATTTTCACGATACCACTCATAACCAATAACGTCCAACTCATGCGTTGTCTTGCATTTTGTTGGTTGTGGCTGGTCGGGGTACTTCTCTGAGAATACTGTAGCAATGCCGGGAAGATCGGCCTTGTAGTTGAAGCCACGTTCTACAGTTACGGTTGTACCATTTGGCAACTTTACTGACTTCTGGCCCCGTTCTGGTCCAGGGATTCTTGAGGCAATGCTTTCTTCAATAGCAATTCTACGATTCCTAGCATTGTTCTCATCTGTCTTTGCGAATAGTAATTGCTTTGCAAGATCGGCAATTTGTTCAATTACAATATCCATTATGTTCTCCAGGGATGCAAGCGAATTGGACGGTTGGGGTGCCAGTCCCAATAATGGCCAGTGATATTCAATATACACGTCCAATTCGCTCGCATCCATGCGAGCAAATAATACTACCTAGCCCAAGGCGGCTTACTACCACCACTAGTACCGGCAGGAGCAGTTTGCTTCTCATCCTTTATAGCTTGAGTTCTATTTGCAGTATCAACAGCCGCGTCAGTTGTCTGACCGGTGTTCGTTGCACTGTAAGTGCGAACCTCGTTCTGTTCATCCTTAACTTTAACGTGAGCAACGCAAACCCCATTGACCAATTGATTACTGTCCGTAATCTTAGTCAATCCAAGTGCCTGCCCCAGGGCAGCAAGGCAACGAAATCCAATCTCAACGCATTGTTGATTCGGGTTGTCGATGTTAATCCTATCGAAAACCTTGCGATTCTTGTACTGTCCATCCAAGACAGAAAGAACCAATGCGACATAATGTCCATCCCCCTTCTTGGTTTGCTTCACTTCTGCTTTTTCCACCACCACCGTATACTTACCTGGAGGCAGTAAAGCAAAATCAGACTGAGGCTCAACACTATGGGTATCGAAGCCATCGCCAAAGACATTGTTAAAACTGTCATTCATACTTTTCTCCGTTAGGATTGTTGACGTGATTCAATGGTGGCGTTAAGGGCATCTACATCTACTCCCTTACTTGCACGGCCATATTTCTCTAACTTGACACCAGCCGCAATAAGCTTCTTACGGCGAAGGAAAACACTAGCCGAGGAAAGTCCGGTCTTTTCCATCAACTCGGAATTACTCTTGCTATCGAGATATGCCGTCACGAAATCCATATCGGACAGATTTGGCTTGCGAGTCTTTTTCTCTGGCGATTCCGAAACTGCCTCAGTTTGCTCAGGGTCCGTTGCGGCAGAATCCATCCCTTCCTCGTAAGTCACAATACCAGTTTTCTTACTCTTCTTGCTACTCATTTCTCTTCTCCAGGGTTAGCACAATTATGAGGCAACCGAATTAGCCGCCTCCATAAAACTCTTCCAAGAAAGCGGAATCTCATAGGGTAACTGACCGTAGATTCCTCGCCCACCACCAGGATGTGCCGGTCGTTTCTGAGTGTACAAAAAGCTTGCACCACTCGCAATGTCCATTCCCTGATGTTTTTCCTTGTTGAAACCAACATCCTCCGAACGCACCACGACTTTCTTGTTACAAAAAAGTATAACATCTGACCAGCGGTAAAGCAATGCAGAAGCCTTTTCATTTATGTCAAATTGATATTGGTCGTAGCTAGGACCGGCAGGATCATCAAATCTCTTAACCTTGACGTGACCTATAATCATAGAAGCCATGCCCCGTTCCGAGCGAAGATGGTCCAGGGAATCCGAAATGAGTCTCCATACATTAGCCGCTTCGCCGTACCCCTTACCATATCCCCCACAAGCCTTTTCAATGCTATCCACGTTGCCATTACGCTTGCATACATCACCCCAAACTAATGGCTCCAGAGCACTTGCGGAATCAATTACAACCGTACAATAATCGTGCTTGTCTTTGTATAGGCAATAAAGACATTCCATCATATCCTGCAATGTATTGCAAACAGGAAACTTTGGAACATCCAAGGCGTCAATCCCCTCTTCCCCCTTAATCGGTATGAAGATCGGTTTCTCTGAACAAGACGCGAATGTACTCTTTCCAATTTTTTCAACACCTAAGAGAATTATTCTTGGTGGACGATTTACTTTTCCCGATGAAATTGATTCTAGGCTAATTGACATTTTTTTACCTATTGCACAATTGTTATTTGAACTTTCCCAACGTCGTCTTCTTCCCCCTCTAGCAATTCAACGGCAACATCCCGCAATGCAGATACTAAATCCCTTCCGATATCCGACCTGTCCCTTGCATTGCCTAGAACCAATTCATCCATTGTTGCAATGAATCGACTCTCATTCCCCCAAGATATGTAAACCCCGCGATCCATTTCGTAAACTCCTGTAGTGTGTAGATTTGAGCCTACTATTCGGGTGCGGAATTGTCAATAACTGGTTTCGGCCTGTTTGCGTAAATCTTGCGAATGGTCCGTGCGGACCATTCCCTACCCCTCAATGGTCCGTGCCTTTTCGTCACTAGTGTTGCTACCTTTTCCGAAGAAAGATTTCTATCCATTAGTCTTATTGAAAAGTCCATTGCTCTTTTCTCAACGTCATTAACAACTAATTGCTTGGTATTTCTATCCAGCTTCATTCCAACTGGTGGCTTGCCAAGCCATATACCAGCATCACGCTTTTTTTGTAGACCCCTCTTTGTTCTAAGGGAAAACTTCTCTCTCTCATATTGGGCGAATGCACCCAATATATTGGAGTATAGCTTACTCTCTGGAGTAGAACGCAATGGTGAACCATCTGCAAACTCTATTGTGCAACCAATAGACTCAACTTGGTGGTGAATTGTCAATAGGATTAGCATATCCCTTGCTAGCCTATCGCTTCGGTCAACAACTAACACCATACCATTTTTAAGATTAGCTATCGCATCATTTAGTCCAGGTCGATTGCGAATACCACCAGATACCGATTTGTCTTCGTACACCCCGAAGACTTCATATCCCAACTTTTCGCAGAAAGCCTTGCATCTTTCGGCTTGCCCCTCATTAGATTGGCACTCTTCTGCATCGGGGCGAGGGGAGAATCGTAAGTATATGTTAGCTTGTTTTACATTATCCATGTTTTACTTTACTCTGAATGCTAACATCATACTTTCTTGTTTTTGCACAATCACGCTTTCGTCGATATTCCAATCTGGAGCATTCATTGCATATTCGTGAGTAGTTAAGAACTCCAAGACTCTTGGTAGATTCGTCACTAAACTTGTCATTTGTCTTGACTTTTCCGCAAACAATACATTTTCTCGTTTGTGCAATTGGATTCTTGCTTTTCATTACATCCAATACTTCTTTCGGATATTTATATCCATTATGCAGGAAACAAGACAAACATGGCATCTGAACCATATATCCACATACTGGACAGCGAACTAACTCGCCATCGGGTGTAATGCAGTCTCCTAATTCCTTTTTCAATTCTTCCCTGTTCTTTTCATACATAGAATGGAATGTTCCATTCTTAATGCTATCAACAGTAGCCCTAGCGACCACAACTAACTTTGAGATTTGCCTTGTTGAGTTATCTGGATTTTTTAGCAAGTCCCTTATCTGTAATTCCTTCTCTTTGGATATCATTTCTGTAATACCTTGGTGGTGACTCGCTTGACTTGACCGCCCTTAATCCGAAGGGTTTTGGCTGGTGCGTAGGACTGCAAGGCAACGCGAGGGGCTGGCCATTTCGTTGTTGAAAAACAAGTCGGCCTTCCGCGAAAGTTATCGCGTTGAATGTGGTCTAGAACCATGCCCTCTTTTCGCGGTCGCAATGGAATCGAATTGATTCTCTTGCATTCCTCACAACAGAAGTTAGAGCCGCGAATGGGCTTGTCTTTGTACATTGGAAGACCACATACGTTACAGAAACAATTGTTGAATTGAGTCATTATTCCCTTCCAACTAGATAGCCATTAGTATCGTGGCAATACCCTTGTTCGATTAGTCTTGCAGCCATCCGACCATAGTGACCCTGTAATTTCCATACTAAGCCTGAGTTAATTCCATCTTGGAATCCCTCAACGATTTCAGATTCGTTTAACTCGCCATTCTCGTATGCCATGATGAAATCTACTCCCATTGTTTTCTCCTCGAAATGGTTATGCACAACAGCAATTGCACGCTCAACAGGTACGAAAAGCTTCATTGCACCACCACCATATCTCGGCAATCATAGACATAGGATGGAAAGCAAAGCTTGGCTTGTACGGCGAGGGCGAAATCACGACATTGCAATGATGCAATGACGAATGATTCCCAACAACCATTTACCCTACTCCAAGCCATAATCTTGTATCTCATTTTCTATTTCCCTTCTCCCAACGCACTGTCTGGGAATGTAATCGTCCCAAATATCGCGTATACCGCTGTATTCCAGTGCGTTGGGAGAAGGGCCGTCGTATCGGGCGACGGCCCCATGAGGGAGGGGCAGGCTCCCTTAGAATGTTCTACTCATACCCCATTCTCCTTAGTCTTTAGTGATTTTACGCAATACCCATAATTGTCGGACAGATACTCAGAAGCTTCTATGGCAGTGTCCCAATGGTTGTTTACTTGTATTGTAACTTCACTTGGCAATCCCAACTCTTCTTCCGAGGGCATACATTCCAAGTCGCAATCACAATCATCAGTATCCCACACAATGTCATACATAGTCACTTCTTTGGCCATTTCCCTAACTCCCAATTGAATGACTCTAATTGCTCATCCCAATCACCGGTATTGAGTTCCATCGGAAAATCATCGGGATTGCTTTCGTGCTTTTCCCTCCAGTAAGCGTTGAACTTCCTAATAGATTCCCTATTCGATTCAATAAAATCCATAAGCGTCATTTTCACCCCCTTGCAATCCATGGGATCAGGCTTAGGGAATCCTCCCATGCCTTCAGGGCAATTGCCCTAGCGTCATCTGTTGCGTCGTAATTGTTTTCCCTTTGGTCATTCCACCATGTTTCAAAACAAATGTACTCCAAATCGGAGAGGTTCGGGGCATCGGGATGGTTCGTGTTTTGATTCATTGTTTGTTCTCCTGTTAAATCATAGCACGTCTTTTCGTTTTGTCAAGCGGTGGCCGGTCAGGGAGTCGAACCCTGAACCCCGAAATCGAGGAGGGGATTTTAAATCCCTTGCGTATACCATTTCGCCAACCGGCCGATGATTCACAATCAATTAACGAATTGTACCTCTACTTCAGATACCTCGAAATAGATACACTCTTGACGTAGAAGCTTTGCGAATACTCTAGCTTGATTTCGCAATGTATCTACTTGAGAAGTAAATGGAACGAATGCAATAATGGAAAGCAATTCGTCGTAAGCTACGCTTCCATTTGCCATGGTGTATGCCCCGTGCACCCTATGCGAAGTGTATCCACCCTCTACTGCAAGGATTTGCTGCAAACATACGTCGATAGTGTCGAGAGGTATCGACTTGCCATCATTGTACTTAGTTGGAAATAATATGGTAACTTTATGCATTGTTCTGTCTCCTGATTTTGTTAGCCCAAAATGCAGTTTCACTATCGGACTTAACCAATGATCTCTGTCCGCATTCCGGGCATGTTTTATATCTTACGTCTTTCCATAATCCGCAATGCAAGCATTTAGGATTCTTACATTGGTAAAAGACTCTCTCCCTTTGATCCGGCCAACATTCAATTCTCATTTCTCAATCCTCCAGTAGCCCGTGATGGAATCGAACCATCGACCTATAGCTTATAAGGCTATTGCTCTAACCGCTGAGCTAACGGGCAATCGCCTTATTATCCCTTGTTATCCAATACTAAGATGATTTTTCTGTATTCATCTTCAGTAAATTGCACACCTCCTACGCAAAAGCTACAACCTACTAATCCATTGCACGACTCGCACGACTTGCACGACTTGCACGACTTGCACGACTCGCACGACTTGCACGACTCGCACAACTCGCACGACTTGCACGACTCGCACGACTCGCACAACTCGCACGACTCGCACGACTTGCACAACCTGCACGACTTGCACCACTCGCACCACTCGCACGACTTGCACGACTTGCACCACTTGCACAACTCGCACGACTCGCACGACTTGCAATGATAGTTATGGTTGATTGATGTCTCAATGAGTTTCAACAATTCTTCTCTAGTCTTACAGGAGAGAACCTCTTGCCTAGTCATAACCCATATCTCCTAACGACTACGTGTTGTGTGTTCGGGGTCGAATAGTTCAGTCTGAGT